GCGCCGAGGCGCTGTCCGGTATGGACCTCGCAGCCGACGCAGCGCTTGGGACCGGCAACAACATCACGACCGCTGGTGCTGGCCTGTCGGGCGGCACGGCGGCCGGCACGACCAGTTACGACCAGTTCCGCCAAAGCGAGCTTGCGGGCTACCAGACCAACGGCAGCATGCCCAGTTCCGCCGCGACGCAGGGCGGCAACATGACGCTGCTCGATCAGGCGAAGGTGGCCGCGACCGGCACCACCGGCACCGAAGGTCTGATCGGCTCCGGCGGGAACATGGCCGGCACCGGATCCGGCAGCACCGCGGGCCTGAACAGCGGCGGCCTGCTCGGCGCGGGGGCCAACGCGCTGACCGGCGGCAATGGCGACGTGCTGGGCGGCCTGCTCGGTGCATATCTCGGCTACCAGGACGGCAAGGACAAGGAACAGACCAGCAAAACGGAGCCATGGGGTCCTGCGCAGCCGTACCTGAAGGGTCTGCTGAGCGAAGGCGCCGGCCTGTACGACCAGTACAAGCAGCAGCCATTCACGCAGGCGCAGCAGAACGCCTACGGCAACTACGGCAACGTGCTGGACTTCATCAACGCAAACGCGGGCGGGCTCATGAGCGGCTTCGACGCCAACGCGCGCGGCGCGAATCAGTTCCAGCGGGGAAAACCGCGCACGCTGCTGGGCAACAGCTACGACGCGGCCACGTCCCCAGTGTCGTGGCAGCCATCGTTGCTGGGCAACTTCGGCACCACGCCGCCGCGAAAGAAGGTGATGTGATGGGATTGCTCGACTCCCTCAATTCCGACGACGGCATGCTTGGCCTGCTGCTGATGCAGGCAGGCGCTGCGAAGCCTGTCCGCACCGGCTTCGGCGAAGGACTGCTCGGCGCGCTTGGAGCGCTGGAGCAGCGCAAGGCCGGGCGCGAAGACCGCGACATGCGAAAGCAGCAGTTCGGGCTTCAGCAGCAGCAGCAGCATCTGGCCCTGCAGGAGCTTCAGCGGAAGATCGCCCAGCAGCAGGCTGAAGCCCAGCGCAACGCCGAATTCCAGCGCGCGCTTCAAGGCGGCGCAGTCACTCCGCAGCAGGCGCTGGCGGGTGGCGGCGGGCCGACGCAGGCGAATGCCGCTCAGATTGGGCAGCAGCGACCGACCGACTTCGCCGCGCTCGCGATGAAGTACCCGGATCAGGCGGAACTGCTCCAGAAGCTGTCGGGCTCCAGGAACTGGGGGCGCGACAAGGTTGCTCGCACGGTGGAAGTGAGGGGGCCGAACGGCATGCCCATGATCCAGCGCGAGGACGACTACGGCGGGGTGATCGGCCAGAACAGCGAGAAGCCGGTGGAAATGCGCCTGGAGAACATGGGCGGGCACTCGGAAGCCGTGAACCCGTTTGCACTCACGCCGGGCCAGCGACTCAACCGCACGATGACGCCGGACGGCGCGGCTGCCAATGCCATCGCGCGCGCGAACCTGGAGCTTTCCAAGCAGCGAGCCGCGCAGGAGGGCGCCGGCCAGCTCATCGAAACCCCTGGCGGCTACGTCCGCGTGGGGCGAGACAACCAAGCCGTGCCGATCACGATGGGCGGGCAGCCGGTCATGGGCAAGACGGCGGCCCCGAAGGATCTGAACGACGCGCAGTCGAAGGCGCTGCTGTTCGGCACGCGCGCGCAGGAGGCCAACTCGATCCTGGGCAAGATGGCCGCGAGCGGCACGAACCGGCCGAGCTTGATCAAGCAGGGCGTCGAGGGTTTGCCGATGGTGGGCGGTGCGCTGGGCGCGGCCGCGAACGCCGCGATTGCTACGCCGGACCAGCAGTCGGTCGAGCAGGCGCAGCGCGATTTCGTCAATGCGGTGCTGCGGCGAGAGTCCGGCGCCGTAATCAGCGACCAGGAATTCGGGAACGCGCAGCGACAGTATTTCCCCCAGGTCGGGGACGGCCCGCAGGTCATCGCGCAGAAGGCGCGCAACCGTGCTTTGGCGACGGATCTGATCCTGCGTGAGGTGCCGGCGCAGCACCGCGGCGCGCCTTCCGGTCAACCGTCGCTTGACGACCTGCTGAAGAAGTACGGGGGCTGACATGGCCGACCTAGCCCAGCTCGAACGCGCGTTGCGCAACGCCGATGCGGCAGGTGACGCTGCAGCCGCGCAGCAACTCGCGCAGGCCATCCGCGCGCAGCGGACCGAGGCGCCCAAGGAGTCCACGAACCCAACGGACGACATGAGCGCACTCGATCGCCTGCGCGCCGGGGCGGGCCGCGGCATGGCATCCGCTGGCCGCGCCATCAGCGGAGCGCTCGGAGCAACCCCTCTCGGATCGCTGAACCGTGCAGTCCACCAGGCCATCCCTGGCATGCCAGGCCGTCTGCCGACACCGGAAGAGGCCGAGGCGGAGCGCACTGAAGCCGCGCGTCTTGAGGCTCCGCTGATGAGCACCCGCGCCGGCAAGGTGGGCAACGTGATCGGGCTTGGCGCTGTCGCCGCTCCTACGGCCCTGATCCCGGGCGCAAACACCGCGCTTGGCGCCATGCTGATCGGCGGCGGCACGGGCGGGCTCACGACCGAGGGCGGACTGCAGGAGCGCGCGCAAGGGGCCGGCGCCGGGGCTCTCGGCGGCTTGGCTGGGAAGTACATCGGCGACGGGCTCGGCGCTGGCGCGCGATGGGTTGCTGACCGCTTCGCGAACCGCGCAGCCGCCGCCAACGCCGCAGCAGCGCCGCGGATGGCTGCAGCTCAAGCTGGAGCGCGCGAGGGCTATGTGGTGCCTCCTGCTGATCTACAGCCGGGCATGGCGACCGAGTTGCTTTCGGGACTGTCGGGGAAGATCAAGACGGCGCAGACGGCGAGCCAGCGCAACCAAGGCGTCACGAACGACCTGGCAGCGCGCGCGCTGGGGCTGCCGAAAGGCCAGCAGATCACGCCCGACGTGCTGCAGGCGCTGCGCACCACGGCCGGCACCCAGGGCTACGCGCCAATCCGCGCCGCGGGCGACGTGACGGCGGACGCTACCTACGGGAAGGCGCTGGATGCCATCGCCGGCCAGTACCAGGGCGCTGCGCGCTCGTTCCCGGGCGCTGCGAAGAATCCCGTGCTGGAGATGGTCGATGGCCTGCGCCAGCAGAAATTCGACGCAGGCGATGCGCTGGACATGGTGAAGGTGCTGCGCGAGACGGCGGACAAGGCCTACCGCGGCGGCGACACCGGACTTGGCAAGGCCAGCAAGGCTGCGGCTGGCGCGATCGAAGAGCAGTTGGAGCGCCACCTCACTGCCGCTGGCAACAAGCAGGCGCTCGCTGCATTCAAGGAGGCGCGCGCGCAGATCGCGAAGACCTACACCGTGCAGAAGGGGTTGAACGCCGAGACGGGCGATGTGTCCGCCGCAGCGCTGGCGCGCGAGCTGCAGAAGGGCAAGCCGCTGTCCGGCGACCTGCGCACCGCGGCCGCGTTCGCTGCGGCCTTCCCGAAGGCCACGCAGAGCCTGAAAGAAGCCCCGAAGGCCTGGAGCCCGCTGGATGCATTCGCCGGCATCGGAGGCCTCGGTATGGGCTCGCCTGGACTGCTGGCGGCTGCTGCGGCTCGCCCCGCTGCCCGTTCCCTCCTGTTGTCAGGTCCGATGCAGCGCGCGGCGCTCCAGCAAGGCGGCCCGGGGCTGTTGACTCAGATGCCGGCGGCGGTCCTTGAGAACCAACTCATCCGCCGCGGTGCTCCCGGACTTCTCGGGGCCCTGGCTCCGCTCACCATCGAGTGAACAAGATGCGCTTGAGCTTCCCGTCAGGCAGGTACTTCCACACGAGCTTTTTGATCGGCCACGCGATCAAGAGCATCGCGAACAGCATGAACGGTGCCAAGAGCTGTGCCCAAAACCTATCCATCGCCACCTCCTGACCGCGGAGCCTACAGCATGAACGAAAACGCCGCACCCGTCGTCAAGGCGACTGGAATCTGGGGGGTCGTCTGGTTCTCACACCTCGGCATCCAGACCTGGAGCGAGTTGGCCGCCGCCTGCGCCTCGATCTACACCATGCTCCTGATCGTGGGCTGGGTGGTGGACAGGTATCGGAAGTGGCGGCAGGAGCGCGAGACATGATCACCGTCGCCGCCCTCATCACCTGTGGCGTGGGGCCGGCGCAAGCTCGAGTCTTCGCCGAGCCGCTATCCATCGCGTGCGAGCGCTTTGACATCACGACGCGCCACCGTGTGGCTGGCTTCCTGGCCCAGGCGGTAGTCGAGTCCGCGCACCTGACGGCGATGGAGGAAAGCCTCTACTACCGCAACGCTGACCGCATCGCGCTGGTCTTCAAGCGCCTGGCGCACCTGGACCACGAGAAGCTAGCCAAGCTGGCGCGCAACCCCCGTGGGCTTGCCAATGCAGCCTATGCCGGCGTGCTCGGCAACGGCGATGAGTTCAGCGGCGACGGGTGGCGATTTCGCGGGCGCGGCCTGTTCCAGTTGACCGGCCGCGGCAACTACGCCGACGCCGAGACGGGCCTCAGCCGCCCCTACGTCAGCGCGCCGGAACTTGCCGCGCTGCCTCCCGACGCGTGCCTCACCGCGGCATGGTTCTGGCACGCGCGGCGCTGCAATCTGCTGGCCGACTCGGCGCAGTGGGACGCGATCACGCGCACGGTGCACGGCCCGGCGATGCTCAAGCGCGACCTGCGGCTAAGCATCGCGGAAGACCTGTTGCAGGTCCTGTGATGAACGTCCGCTACCGAGACGGCTACCGATTCCAGCTCGCGGAGCCGTTCCAGGTCGCCACCCCGATCACCGAGGCCTGCCCAGGCAATCACTTCGTGGGCCTATCTCTCGACGGCATGCTGACCATCGCCACAGGGTACGCGTGGGATGGAGCGTCTGGCCCGATCGCGCAGGACGCCACCATCGTTCGCGGCAGCTTGGTACATGACGCGCTGTACCAGCTGATGCGCGAGTGCGCATTGCCTGCCTCGTGGCGACAGCCGGCCGATTCGCTGCTGCGTCAGATGCTGGTGGAGGACGGCCTGCACCCTGCCATGGCTGCTGTCGTCTACCGCGCAGTCCGCATGTTCGGCGGGCAGTTCGCCGACCCCGATTCCTGCAAGCCCATCCTGGAGGCCCCATGAAGCTGATCACCCTGGCGCTGTGCGCCGCTCTCACCGGCTGCGCGTCCGGCCGCTTCGACAACCTCATCACCGTCTCGCTCGATGGAGACAGGGCCTTCGTCGCCAGCACCTACGGCCCCTTCGGGATCACCGCGGAGCTGAGGGAAGCCGACGCGCGCGAACTGAAGCGCCTGCGCGAGCGCACCCGGGATGCGGAGGAACTGGTGCGGATGATCAGCCGGTGAACCGCGCGCGCATCGTCTTCTTCGGAGCCCTCAAGGTCGTTGCCGAGGGGGTGGAGAAGACCATCCGCAGGGGCCTCCTGATCGACTTCGGGGACACGCAGGCTCTACAGGAGGCGGTCAACTCTGGCTTTGGGGAATTTGCCGCCGAGGATGGAGAGGATGCGGTGGCTGTGGTGCTGGATGGGAAGGCATCCCGCCCTTAGCGGATTGCCGCTGCATCAGCGTTCGAGATGTACCGCTTCGGCGGAAGCGTGGCCGGCGCGGCGCCTAGGTCGGTGTTCTGTGATGGCAGAAGGGCCGCGATGTAGAGCGCCTCCAACTCGGAGCGGCGTTCCGCGGGGCACGGGATCACGTTGAAGCTGTCGAACTGGCGCCCTGACCGCAAGTGCTTGGAGATCCGCCCGAACACGTCCGCCGACTGCCCCACGTAGACAACTTCAGCGTGCTGGATGAGGAAGTACACGCCCGACAGAAGCGACGCCGGAATCGCGTGCGCGACGATTGAAGCCTCTGGATGCGGCAGCAGCGAGCGCGCATGCAGCAGGCGACGGGGCAGGGACGCCCCCAGGCTGTGCGATTCAAGCGCGAGCCGAGCGTCTCGGCGCGCCCTGATGCTCTGCTCAACCTCGTCCGCCCAAACCTTCGCCTCGCCCATGCCGACGAAGGTCCGCGACTGCCTCGTCCCGTCGATGCACACGTGAGCGCGAACGCGACCGTTGCGGCTGCTGAAGTACGCCATCCATTGCTCCTGCCGATGTGCCGAATTTGGGACGGCCGGCCAAGTGCCCCCTGCAATCTACGCATTGAACTACGGCGGCCGACAGCGCATTCTAGCCTTGCTTCTCCCTCGTGCGTTAGCCTTTCGTTGCTTCCATCTGCCGGGGGTAGACTGCTGCTACTGCTACGGCACTGCTACGGAGACTGCTACATGGGGAGCATCATCAACCGCGACGGCCGATGGCGCGCTCAGGTGAGGCGCAAGGGGCATCCGGCGAAGTGTAGGACCTTCAAGACGAAGGCTCTCGCGGAGGCCTGGGTGCGGCAGACGGAGACCGACATCGACCGCGGGCTGACGCCGGCCGAGGTGTCGCGGGCGACGGTGCAGCAGGTGATCGACGCGTACCGGACGCTTCGCGAGGGCGCCCGGCCGATCAGCGACGAATCGACCGAGCACTACACCCTCAAGAAGCTTGAGGCGGGGCTCGGGAAGAAGGTGGCGGCCAACCTGACGCCGGATGACCTGAAGGTGTTCGCGGTCATGCGCCGGGACGAAGGGGCGGGGCCGTACACCATCAACATGGACATTTCCAAACTTGGGACGGTCATGCGCTACGGCGCTGCCGCGCTCAAGATCGCCTTGCCGGATGTCGTCGGGGCGTCGCGGCCGCTTCTGAACCATCTGCGGCTGATCGGCGGGGGCGGGAAGCGCGAGCGTCGGCCGACTGAGGATGAGATGGCCCGGGTGGTCGATCACCTGGGGAAGAACTTCGGGGCAATCTACGCCGAGGCGGTGTCCTTCGCGGCCGTCAGCGCCATGAGGCGAGGCGAGGTGTGCGCGATCGCGTGGAATGACCTCGACACCGAGAAGCGATGCATTGGGGTCTGGCGCAAGCACCCGCGCCTGGGGAAGAAGTGGCACCTGGTCCCGTTGATCGGGCCGGCGTGGGAGATCGTGAACCGCCAGCCGCGCGAGGAAGACCGGATTTTCCCGATCCATGACCGCACGCTGTCGAAGTACTTCACGGAGACCTGCAAGGCGCTGTCCATCCCGGACCTGCATTTGCACGACATGCGCCACGAGGGGACCTCTGCTCTGTTCGAGCAGGGCTACGCCATCCAGCAGGTGGCGCTGGTGACAGGTCACGCCGACTGGAAGCACCTGAAGCGATACACCCAGCTCAAGCCCGAGGACCTGTCTAAGCCGCCAACTGGCTGACGCGCTCCAGGTACTCCGCGACGTGCTCATAGGAGGCCCAGCGCTTCCCGCCGTCCGTGTAGGTCTTCACCGGGCAGGTGCCTGCGGCGAAGTGGTGATAGAGGGTGTGCTTCGACAGCCCCAGGACCTCCGCGATCTGGTCGGTGTTCAGCCGCGGGCCGTACTTCTTGAAGATGAATGCTTGTGTGATCAGGTCCATCTCATCCCCCTACGGGTAGCGCTTGCGGTACTCGGCGAGCATCGCGTCTGCCACGTCGGCCGCCAGTGTCAGCGGCGCAAACTGCGGGTGACGAAGCACGCCCGCTGCTGCGGTGTGGAAGAAGCCCCGCCACAGTTCGGCATCGGTGACAGGGGCCGGCTTCAGCGCATCGACCAGGTTCTTACCGCTGGCGGCGATCAGCGCTGCGCTCGCGGCCTGCTTGTCTTCTGCTGCTGCGAGTTGGGTCCGAATGGCGATGGAGGCTGGGTCTTCCATGACCTGCACGGTCTGGATTGGGTCGCCTGCTGCATTCACTGGAGGGGTTGTTGCCATGGTGATCTTTCAAGGGTTGTTTCGAGGGGATGCCTCGCGCTCGATCTGCGAACGTCGAACGACGTGCAGGACTTCGATTTCGCCGTTGGCGACCAGACGGGAGACGGTGGTTCGCAGGTTTCCGTGCGAGCAGCCGAACTTCGCCATCACGTCGCCGTAGGACAGTTCTTCATCCGGGTTCTGCGCGAAGAAATCCCGGAGCTTGGACCCGAGGCCGACAGGCTCAGCCATTGCCATCTCCTTGAGCGGCGGCGCGCGCTTGCCATGCTTGCCATGCGGAACGTGTCCGGCCGTCCAGGTACTCGGCGCCCAGCTTCTGCAGCGTCGCGCCACCCTGGGCAGCCCCGAGAGACATGAGCCACGCCTCGAACGCTTCGCGCTCCCCCGCCGCGGGCGCCGGAAGCTGTGCAGTCCGCCGTGTGTCGAGCCGAGCCCGGATCTGATCGGCCAGCCATTGCGGGTCTACGGAATCCCCGCCTGGCAGGAGATCAATGATGGCTTGGTGCTCTGCCGCGACGGCTGCCAGCATGTCCAGCCCCAGCCTTTCGGTGATCGCGGTCACTGCGTCTTCGATCGGCCGTCCTTGAGCCATTGCCCATAGCTCATGAGCGAGGCCGGCCAGATCGTGATCGCCGGCCAGCACTTCCTTGATGTCACTCATGCCGATTCCCCTCTCCGAGGTGATCGCGCAGAAGGGATAGTTCCTCGGTCAGGCGCTTGACTTCGGCGTGCAGATGCTTGAGGTGCTGCAGACCGTCGCGCCAAAGCAGCGCTGAATCCATGCGGCCTTGTTTGGCGGCAACATCAGCAGAGCGCTGGAACCATTCGGCGATGAACTCGAACGAGGTTACCGGTGTGTCAGCCATGGGTGTCCTTCGAGTCGATGCCGTGCGCGCGTTCGGCCCAGCGGACGCCGGCATCGAAGTTCAGCAGATCGCGCGGGTCAGGAGATCCCCAGCGGCGTCGATACTCTGTGCGTAGTTGCTCCTCCGTCAGCGGCTCCCGTTGGAGAGCGCTGCGAAGGGCGGATTCGAGGGCGGCGCGGGCGTCATGCGCACCGCCGTCGGTGTCGAAGCAGGCGCGAGCGAACTCATCCGCCAGCCGCATCAGGTCCTGGATCTTGGTGTCGATGGCGGTCATCACCACCCTCCAAACTCTGGCAAGCGTTCAAACTCGCTGAGCCGCATCGTCTTGACCTGCACGCTGTACTGCGCGCCATCTTCAATCACGTCCAGCAGGTCGCGGACAGGAACCGTGCAGGAGGTGCCATCGAAGGTCACCACAGCGACCTGGATCACTTCCCGCAGGTACGGCATCCCGTTGATCAAAACTTGGGCTTGCGCTTCTGTGCTCACGGCTTCTCCCCAGGTGCGTGCCCTGCGGCGAGGATGGCGCGGATGCACGCGCGCACCTCTGTTTTCGTCGGCCACGGGGATAGCTGGATCGTGAATGCGTCGATCTGCTCGTCGGTCAGCGCCTGCGGTGCTGGGGCGCCCCGCCTAGCCTTGTTGTCCGCGATGTCGGCCGCTTCCTCGCTGTAGTAGTCGCACGCTCCATCCAACTCGGCAACCTGCACGTCGATCCCGTCTGCGGGCAGCCCTGCGCTCACCCCGTTGCACGCTGGGTCACGCAGTACATTGGCGATGACATCGCACAGCGTGTTCACGTCGCGGTCGGGCGACTGGCAGCACTCGGGGCCATCGGGCGGCTGCATGAAGCCGTCGCCAGGGTGGCCGGGCAGGAAGTCGCCGCAGCAGATGGGCTGGCTGCCGTAGTGCTTGCGCAGCGTGTCGATGGCTTCAAGCGCTGGCTTCAGGTCAGGCATTGGGGGCTCCAGTGATGCGGATGCGGCGCCATGCAACGAAGCCATTGGCGGCCCAGGTCTCGCGCGCTTGAGGTGTCGATGGCGGAACCCAGTTCCACATGGCCTGCTTCTCGGTGCCGCCTTCTTCCAGCGCCCAGACCATCCCGCCAACAGCATCGTGGTGCGACGGCAGGCGGTCGGCGAACTTGATCCATGCGCTCAGCTCGCTCATGGCTTCTCCTGCTGTCGCCCGGGAAACGGCTTGCCCGTCACAGCCTCGAAGTTGTCGAAGCCGCAGTTGTCGCACTCCAGACCGGTGTCGAGCGCACGCTCCCCGCAGTTGACGCACGCCACGTCATCGCCAGGGCCTGGCTCATCACGGCGGCCGCAAGGTTCGCTCTTCGATTGGTCGCTGTGGTTCATGGCTTTTCCTGGGGCTGTTGGGCACTGAGAGCAGCGCGGGCTGCTTCCAACTCGGGCGCCGGCTCGTAGGGCTTGAAGCCGCCGCGATCGTCGGCCCACTTCCTGCCGCAGTCGTCGCAGATGGTCCAGATCGAGCCGCCGCGATGCGTTGACTCGTGCTGACACTCATTCCGCTCCACGTAGCGAACTAGGTTTGCCAGCGCCTCCCGCTCATCCACTCGCCCGCCTGCTGGCTCTGCGCGAGCGGCGGCGAGCGTCCGAAGAGCCCACACGAGATCATTGATGTACACCCGACGACCAAGGTGCGTGCGGTCTTCGGCGAACTGCTGCGCCTCTTCCGCGATGAGGACGGCCCGCGCGAGTTCCCGCGGCTCACCCGGCGCAGCCGTCAAGGATTGCTTGACCGCTGCCGGGTCTTGAAGCGCCAACACCATCACCTCTGCGTTGTGAATCCATTCGCGCCAGTCGATTGCGTGCGGCGCACCAATGCGCTGGAGGAAGGCGGCCAGCCGATCCAGCGTCCGGCGCGCCTGTTTGATCCACTCGTTCGACTCGCTCGGCGCTACCTCCGCACCCGCTGCGGGTGCCTGGGGGGCGGGCAGCGCGCCTGTCCGCAGGCCCACGATGGCGCGACGAATCTCGCTTTTCCAGGATTCCCGGGTGTGGGTGCCTGGAGCCTCGTTCATGCGGCACAGGATGTCGCACACGGACTCGATGATGTCCGGTGCGGCCTGGGGCGCGGGGTGGGTGGCGAGGGCTTCGACCGCACTCACCACAAACTTGGCAAGTGCCACGCTCGTGAATGCTGCCCCGCCGCCGGTCAGGTAGTTCCCGCCCGCGCCTTCGACTAGGCCGCGAAGACTCTGCGGATGGATCTTCAGCACCTCAGCCGGCACTCCCTCCTGCGCACCCGCTGCTGCGGGGGATGCGATCGATTCTTTGGGCGCGCCGCTGTCGCGGCCGGGCTCTACGGGCTCCGCCCCACGCCCTTCGGTCGTGGCCTTCGGCTCCGATCCCTCGCGCAAGACTGAGGCGGTGGCCGGACGGGGCATGAACATCGGGTCACGCTCCAGCCGCATTTGCATGCCTCGGAACGTGACGCACAGGCTGGCGAGCAGGTCTTCAGACCCGCCTCCTTCGCAGCACCGCACCGAGTACGGACAGCCGTCAAGCAGGTGCTTCACGCTGGCCCATGGGTCGCGCGTTACGTCGCGCGCCTCAGCCGCCCCCAGCGTGCGCTCAGGCACCATTTCGACCACATTCAGGCCGTGCTGCTTGGCGAGCATGCCGCGCTCGGGATTCAGCGAGACCTCCCACTGGCCCCAGCTTGGCGAAGGCACCCAGGCCCACGCACGCAGGCTGTTCGCGTCAGGGATCGCAGCGGCATCCGACAGCCCCGCGACTGAGGCGGATGTCTCGGCTTCGGTCATGCCGTTGAGCATCGTCGGATGTGCGAGAGCGGCGCGGATGGCGGTTTCGAGGGCGGTGCGGGCGGCAACGATGTCATCCGCGTTGCCCGTGCCGCCAGCCCATCGGCGCTGCGCTCGGCCGAAGGCTTCCACCAGCCGCATCAGCTCCTGAACTTGGTCGGCCGGCTCGGCTACCGCGCCTGTGGGGCTACCCGCGCCTTCGGTACTGTTGTGCTCGCTCACTGCGGATCTCCTGCGTTTGTGCTTGCGTGGGTCGGGGACCGCACGCCGCTGCTGTGCGCGTGCTCTGGCTTCGGGTGGGGCATGCAGGCTCTCATGTCGCCGCACCAGTGCCCGCATCTGCCGGTGCCGCTAAAGGCGTTGGCGCAGGCGTAGACAACTCCTGCGCGCAATGCTTGCTCCATCGTGGCGAGCGCGGCCGCCTGCCTCTTGGTCAGGCGGCTGTACGGGTTCCAATACGCGTTGATCGCGTGGACAGCCTCTTGCAAGGCGGCGCGGAGCCTGTCGTTGTCTGCCTTGAGGGCAAGCCAGTCCGCGCAGGTGTTGCACGGGTCCAGACTGTTGCGCATCGGTTCCCCTGCGTGCAAGGCGTCAAGTTCCATCGTCATACCGCCTCCGCATTGGTCAGGTCGAACTTCGCGCGGTATGCGTCAGAGGCGCGTTCGGTGAACATCTTCAGCGCCTTCTTGATTGCATCCGCAGCGGTCTTGGCCTTGACGGCGTAAGCGACTTCACGAGCGCCCGTATCGCGCACCGTGCCGTACACCTCCCAGAGGCGGCCGGGGACCGGCGCAACGCCAATCTTGAAGCCGTTGCCTTCGCAGGAGAAGCAGACGCCGTTGGCAATCCCCGCGTACTGCGACAGGTAGCCCGAGCCGTTGCACTTTGGGCACTTGTAGGTTGCGTTCGTCATGGCCTGATTATGTGGCACGAAATCCAGCCTTGCAAGTCCTTTTTGTGGCGCGTTATCATGTCGCCATGAAACCCAAGCCACCACCGAAGCGCGGCCCCGGTCGTCCGCCAGTCCTTGAAGGCGAGGCCACCGTGACGATGAACATCCGCATGTCCGAGTCGCAGCGCGCGAAGGTCGAGCGCAACGGCGGCGGGCCTTGGGTGCGCAAACTCATAGATCGCGCGAAGGAGCCGAAGTAGTTGCCTGACGGGCTGAGTCAATGGCTGCGCGGTTTTTCTCGGTGTTGGGCGCGTCGGCAAGCCGACCGGGCTCTGCGCCCTCCGGGCCAAGCCGCTGCGCGTCTTGGTGCTCCGCACTCCGATCCCTCGCGCAGCGCTCGACGCACCGAGCGGCGTTGGGGCAGTCTTCGCAGCCGTAGAGGGATTGCATTCGAGTTACCCCAGCAGCGCGTGCACCACGCCGCGGAAGAGGTAGTCCTTCGCCTGTTGCTCGCGCGGCAGTTGATCGAACGGCACGATGCAGTGGTGCTGCTTCAGATCCGGGCGCTTCTCGGGGCCGTAAACCCAGCCCTCGGCGACCTTCTGCGCCATCCAGCTTTCGTGGCTGGCCTGCGGGCCTGCATCGGGGTTCTCGGTGTGGAGCTTCACGCCGAGCATCGCGCTGTCGCGTTGCCACTGCGGCGCATCTTCCCAGGCCGGCTGGCTGTCGTCGCCGAGCGCTTGGCAGTAGGCGCGGTTCACTTCGTGGGCCACTCGGGCGACTTGTTCGGGGGACATGGTTTCCTTTCGGTTGCCGCGGCAGTGAGCCGGCGCGGCTTCGGCGTGATGAACGTTGTGTGCTGCGATAGGGATCGACGGGAGCGAAGCGACCACAGAGCCCGGGCCGGAGGCATCGCCCAAGTCTTCAGGCCGCTCCGCATCGATTGCATCCTGCTCCGGCACTGCTGACCGCAGCACATCGATCGTGCTCAGGAGGCCGCGGATGCTGTCGATGCGCCCGAGCACGTCCAGAAGCGCGATTCGCGCGGGGACGAATGAACCGGGCGGTCCCTTGCCGGCCGTGTCGTATGCGGCGAACGCTGATCGGATTTCCTGCTCTTGCTCCGGCACTGCTGGCGGTGCGGTGGGCGCTGGCGGGAGGGGCATCCAGTGGGTGACTGCTTGTTGGTCCGAGATGTGTCCGCAGCACGGCTCAAACCAGCCGCCGTCGGGGGCCTCTTCAAATGCTTGCCATTGGCAGAAGTCGGCCTGCGAAACATCGATTTGGTACTGCTGACCCTCGTCGCTCTCGCCATACTGAACGGCTGAAACCCAGCAAAGGAACAGAGTCCCGTCCTTCGGGGCAGTCTCGATCGGCCGCCATGCGCTCAGCACTGGGCACGTCGCGTGAGCGATCGTCGGGAGCCCTGCGACCAGAGAGCGCGACGGCGCAGCCGGCACGCCCGAGTCCTTTGGCTGTTGGGCAATCGCTGCTTCGATGGTGGAGATGGCTGCATCAATGAACCCTATGCGCTTGATCAAGGCCTCAGCGTTGAGTTGCACGGCATCCCAGCCAGGATCGCCCTTGCACCGATCAACAACGTGCAGCAGAAAGTCATTCAGGTCAGCCCGCAAGAAACTGATCTCGGCCAGCGCATCTCGGGCTACTACGAGGGCTGCGGTGGGGTCAGTCATGGGGTCCGCCTTTCTTGGACTTCGGCTCTCGCAGGAAGAGCCAGAGAATCATTCCCGCAATGAGCCCGCCGGCCGAAACCGCCAGCAGGGTGAAAAGTGCCGACAGGTCACCATCGCTCACAGGCTGCACACTCGGCACGATTCCGTGCGCTTGGACTTCCTGATGGGCCGGCCGCTTGCGAACGCCTTGCCAAGCAACTCCAGCGACGCCGGCCAAGAATCGCGGCCGGAGCGCTCGGGGTTCCCTTTGGGGTCTGGCGATCTGAAGGTGTGCCCGGTAGCAGCCTCCACCCGGACGCCTTCAGCGAAGCGCTCGGGGTGGTTCTGCCACAGCGACTTCCACTCGCCGATGCGTTGGTGGTAGCACACGGCGCAGTCAGTGCGCGCCGGGATCGTGACGCCCATCTTTGCGAGGTAGCGCCACACGTCGCCTTCGGTCCAGCCTTGCTCACGGAGAGGAAAGCGGATGGTCAGGTCTTCGCCGTACAGCCCGCGCCGCTCTTCTTCGTCAGCCCGCAACCCGACGTACAACGTGGAACCTTCTGGCAGCCCCTCCATGTACTCGATGGTCGGCTCGATCTTCAAGATGCGGGTGCACCATCTGGCTTGGAAGTTCGGGAGCATCTGCTGCTCTTCGATCAAGCCCATCAGGTCGGTGGAGTGCCGGACGCGCTTCAGCGGCGCCCCGAGGATTCGCTCCAGGCGGTTCCAGTGCTCGACCATATCGGGAAGCTCGTTGCCGGTCTCGTTGCAGATGAACTCGTACTCGCGCGGCTCGTTCTCGACCAGCCACAAGGCTAGGGCGGTGGAATCCTTCCCGCCCGAAAGACCGACGACGTGCTTGGGGTCAGTCATGTGTGGCTCCTGTAGCGCGGCTGATGGCGGCGGCTTCCCGCAAGCGCTTGACCGCCGTCTCAAAGTGCGTTGGGTCGATTTCGATCCCAACGAACGGAATGCCGCGCCGCAAGCAAGCTAAGGCCGTCGTTCCGCTGCCCATGTGCGTGTCAACGACGAACGAAGCCGGGCCGGCGCCAATCTGATCCAGGCACCAATCCATCAGTGCAACCGGCTTCTGGTTCGGGTGCAACTTCTTGGCGCCGCGACTGACGTTCTCCTCGCCTCGCCTGCAGATGCCGCGCCACAGTTGTCGGTGCATGCGGGGTACTCCGCGAAGGTTCGTCCAGGCCAGTTCCACGTCAGCCCCATCGTCCGGCGTGGTTCCCTCGCGCTTGTCCCACACCAGCCATTTGCCGTTCGCCGGCAACTTGTCCGCGTAGTAGTTCGCGCCCCACAGAATGACGGCGGGCGCGGCACCCAAGATCGGCTCGGGGTCGAATGGCTTCGCGTTCCCGATGATCGGCGCGTGCTCGGAATCCGGGCGGACCAGCTTGTCACGACTGCGCTTCTGGCGGTAGTCGTTGCCGTAAGGCGGGTCCGCAACGATCGCAGTGATTCCGCGCAGTGTGGGCAGCACCGACCGATAGTCGGCCAGGCGCAGTGTGCAGCAGCCGATAACCTCAGTCATCGCCCCGCACTCCGGGATCGATGTGGTCTCGGTGGTCAATGGGATCTCCTCAATTGGTCAGTCTCGATACACCGCGGACTGCTCAGTCAGAGACGCCCGCGGCGGCCAGGTCGGCGAACTTCACGCCCTGCTGCGCACCGAACGCTTCAATGAGCGACAGCAGGTCGTTCATCTCTGCGACCGACATCCGCGACGTGCTGTCGCCGAGAACGACGAAGCCGCCGCCCTCGATTGCAGGAACGACGCGCTGCTTCTTGAGGCTAGCGCTCAGCATGCATTTCCAGTCCTCCGGGGCCAGCTTCTGCCCATGCCAGACGACTTGTCTGGACAGTTCACCAAGCCGCGCCCACATGAGCCGGTTTTGCTCAGTCGAGCGCTTGGCCTCCTTGATGGACAGTTCCAGGCGCTGCCCCTGCATCAATTTGGGCTTCGCCCACGCCCACAGGGATGCGAGCGTCTGGTGCCCTTGGGTGGCGTTGAAAAGAACGGTGCTGTGCGTGCTCATGCCGCTTCCTTCAGTTCAACTCGCCCCGCCTCGCGCGCCATCTGCTGCATGCGCTCGACGTACCGGTCTTCCAACTCCCGGCGGACAGCCCGCGTCATGTCGATGCACAGGTCATGCTGCATGTGGCACCCCATGTGCCCCGGCCTGGTGGCGCACAGCGGGAAGGTCTCCAGGTCCGAATGCTTCGTGCCCATCCCTGCTCCGTTGCGATGCGCGGCCTGCGAGAAGCCCTCAATGCCACATCCGAAGCAGGCGTGACCCGCCACCCAGCGGCGATAGGACTCGCTTTTGAAGCGGGTAGGCTTCTGGAATCTCACGCTGCGACAGCCTGCTTCCGGCGCTCTTCAGCCTGGGCCTTGATAAAGGCCCGCGCCTTCGAATCCTTAGCCAAGAGGTGCCACAGGAACGCCTTCTCGTCGTTGTCCGTGATGGAGTCATAGACCTGCATCACGGTGTCGGTCCGAAGAGCCTTGAACGCGGTGACGATCTTCAGCGCGTCTTCGGTCAGGTCGTCCTTCCGCTCGGCGCTGATGCTGTCAGCCACCGACTCGGCAACCAGCTTGGACGGGTTGGCGCGCATGTCCTTCTCGGGCTGGTCCTTCAGCGGCTCCGACGAATCGAGCGCGTCGTGCTCCACGATTTCGAGGGCCGCCACCCACAGATACCGCCGCTGGTACGTCTCCACCGCCCCGACGTTCTGCACCTCGTGGCACCCCTTCAGCGCAGCGGAGCCCATGGGGGACGAGATCACGATGAACTCGTCCGGCTTCTCGACGTTCCGGATGCACATCATTGCCTCCTTCTCTTCGAAGGAGACGGTCCCGCACAGCCCGTGCTTCCTGAAGACCGCCAGGGCCGGGATGAGGAAGTCCGCCAGCTCGAAGTACTTGTACCCAGCGAACTTGTTGTGCCCGGTCTTCTCAAGCTTCAGGCTGTGGAACTCAGCGCGTGCGTCGTTCAGCTTCTGGTAGACGTTCATGATCACCTCAGAAGGGGATGGGTCGATCGTTCGGCGGCGGCGGGAAGGACCGAAGAAAGTCCTGGTGCCGCGCGATCTGGATGTGCGTCGCGGTCCAGTCGTCCAGCCAGCGGTCGAAGGAGTCGCGAAGCTTCGGCGGCAGCGCGGCGGCGATCTGCTCGCGCTGCATGTCCAGTTCGTCGCGGGGCTCAGAACGGGATGTCATCGTCCACCTCCTGCGGGCGCTTGCGTTCGGCGTGAGAACGCGTGTCCTTGGGCGCCTCCTCTTGACGGGCATCCTTGCGCTTGAACGACAGGGACTGCCACTTGCCCTTCTGCCCCTCCTTCGTCCAGGCGTCGATCCAATACTCGACGCCATCGATCAGGCACGAACCGCGCGCATTCGGGTGCGTGTCCTTCTCGCGCTTGTCGTTCTTGAACAGTGAGCCGGAAAGCTCGCGTTGCTCGTATGCCATGTCTTCCTCAGTTGAAAATGCGACGGATCAGCCGCGACAGCCGAGCCCGGAGCCCGTGAGCCTGATACGGCCCGTAGAGCGCTTGCCCGCGGCGGTTGTGCATGAGAGCGGCGAAGGGGCTGGTGATCACGCAGCCACCTCGAACCAAGCCGTCAAGATCGCGCCGGCAGCAATTGCCGCAGGGATCAGGCGCCACAGCCACGGATCGCTGCTGCTCTCGGCCTGGATGCGCCCGATGCTGTAGGGGACGTGCGTCACGTGGCCTTCCTCGGCGCACTCGACGCGGCGCGGCGGCCATTGGGCAGAATCGAACTGCCGGCACTGCGCGAGCTGTTCGCGGGTCAGGAGCTTGTCGAGAAGTAAGGACACGTCAGTTCTCCTCGGGCACGACCGCGCACCCGTCGTTGATCGCTTCCTGCGTGCAGTCGCCGTGGACGCGATGCCCAACGCCGCCGCGATCCGTCACCAAGTTGAAGAAGAAGAGCCCGAGACCTTTGCCGGGCGCACGCTGCAACTGATTGCCGCAGACCCAGCAGAAGCGCGGGGCGCCGCTGCCTTTGCGCGTCTTGATCGGCACGCGATGCTTGGCGAGAAGTGCGCTCACGCCGCCCTCAGTTCAGCCCGCGCCTCAATGGCGTCTTCCGCCCACTGCTCGCGCCGCGCATCACGCGCCATGTTTTCCAGCTTGCACTGCGTCTTGCTGTCGAGCAGGTCGGACACGTCAATGCCGGCGATCTGCGCGTAATCGAAGTCACCGTCAGGGGTGAGCATCACGCCGTAGGGGCGGCCGTCGAGCTCGACCGGAATCGTGCCGTCGTCGTTCTCGAATGCCGCGACTTCAGCGCAGAGGTTGCGCACCGTGGCGCGGAGAGCGCCGACTTCTTCCGCGAGGTGGCGGCCGAGGTGAGTGACCTCGATGCTGCGGATGAGCCGATCAGCTCGCACCTGGCCGGCAGTGAGCAGGCGGTGCGCGGTGGGGATGAGGGCGGGCATTACGCGGCCTCATTGGTGATCGCAAGCAGCTTGCTGATGCGCGCGTTGATCTCCGCGACCTTCGCCGCGAACTCGCGCTGCACCGCTTCGCGCTCGCGCTCCAATGCCTTCACAAGCGCCGCAGTCGGGTGGAAGTCAACCGGCAGCGTGAACGTGATCGGGTGCCGGGCGACGCACGCGTCTTGGTATGCCTTGCCGTACATGCTCGGTGCGCCATTGACCCACCGGAACGGCTTCTCGTCTCCGTACGAAGCGCGGTCGGCATCGAACAGCACGAAGCCGTCGATCGTGACTGTCTGTGCTTGGGTGCTGGGCATCTGGCTCTCCGGTGCGTTTGCGATGGAGAGAGTATCGGCCAGCCGATATCCAGTGTCAACGGTTTGCCGATATTTCTGCCCAAAAAAATGCCCGCACGCGGCGGGCTCGTGATCAGAACGCTACGGCGGCCCTGATCGGAATGGTTGTGTCCTGGCACTGCCCGGATGGTCCGGACAGAGACTGCACGGTGCCTACCTTGTCGCCGAACGTCACCCGGTCGCCGACCTTCACAGATCGGGACACGCAGTGCTCACCCTCGGCCCCGCTGATGGAGTCGCCGACCTTCCGAAGCAGCGAACCAGGGATGAAGATGAAGAAGCACCCCGACAGGTTGGCGCAGACCGCGCCGGCTACCACCCAACGAACTACGCGCATACCAGTCCCCCTCCGTGAAAAGTCATGCCTCACCCCAGACGCGCTTGGACAGCTCGTCACCCAGGGCACCTACCATCCCGCGCGCGAAGGTCGGATTGCGATCCGCCTCCCCGCAGACGTGGACTGTGTACTTCCGCCGCTTGTACATGGCCGCGTAGGCCACGCCGATCACCTCGCCGCGCTCGGCCCGCGCGAGCAGGTCGCGCAGGCACGACACGGTGTCTGTCGAAACGTGGTCCAGCGCCACCAGGCGAAAGGGCGGCCTCATCCGAGCCTCCGTTTCTTGCCTGGTGTCCCGGTTCTCGCTCGCGTCTCGTCTATCAACTGCTCCTTGCTCCGTGAAGTCCAAAGTTCGCCCCGGTCGTCCCCGAGCATCAGCGCATCGTCTCGTGCTGCCGCCAGAAGGTGGCGGAAGCGGCGCCTCTCGGTCGGACTCAGGTTGGCATAGGCTGTAGCAATCTGCTGCGATTCAGCATCCAACGATTGACCTGCATCAAGGTGCACTTTTTCGCTTGACGGGGCGTGGTCACCGCCGCCCGTCGCCAGCCAGAGCGGATCGCGCCTGTAGAGCACAGCGAACTCGGCCACCCGGCCCGTGCTGAGCGCGCTGGTCTCCAGTTCGCTCAGGGTGCTTTGCGCGATGTCCAGCGCCTTGCAGACCTGAACCTGCGTGAGCTTCGCCTCGCGGCGTGCCTCAAGCATCCGCTGACCGAAGGGGGTGCGACCGCGCGCGTTCATCCCTATCAGTCTGCCGATATTGACAATCGGCCTACCGATGTCCACAATATCGGCAAACCGATGCATCACGCACCCCCATGAACTGGCAATCCCTGCTCACCGATCTTCGGAAGCGCGGCTGGACGCAGCAGCAGATCGCCGAGCGCGTCGGCGCCTCTCAGGCGGCCATCAGCGACCTGAACAGCGGCAAGACCACGAACCCGGCCTACGCGCTCGGGCGTGCGCTTGAACTGCTTCGCGAAAGCGGCGCGGCGCCCGAGCAAGACCGCGCCGCCGCCTGAGTCCCCATGCCCCTCCTCACGCCCACCCCTCCCCTCCTGATGGGGCGTGAGCTTTGCCCGGCCGTGAGTGATTCCGGCTGGGCGTTTTTCTTCGTGAGGACAGTTCGTCATGAAGCGGACTGTCTCTTTTTTTGCCCTGACGGGGTACTCAAGCCGGTTCAAAGAGCATGAGTCAGATTGAGTTGCTCCTCTCCAGGACTCCCGAGCGTGCCGCCGTCCCCATTGAGATGGTGCGCGCGCAGAAGTCGTCCGGCGCCGCCTTTACCTTGGCATGCAGCGTGAGCGGCCTGGAGGACAAGGAGATCTACCTGTCCCTGGACATCGACGCCGGCTACTTCTCGAACATCAAGAAGGGCAAGGCCACGCTCCAGGCGGACCTGTTGGCGAAGTTCTGCGATGCCGTGGGCAACACGATCTATCCCGAGTGGCTGGCCTATCAGGTCGGCTGCACGCTGGTGGTGATCAAGACCGAGGCCGAGCGCCGCGCTGAAGCTGCTGAGGCTCGCGCGCTGGCTGCTGAGGCTGAGAACAAGCTGATGCGGCAGCTGCTGCAGGGAAAGTCATGAGCGAGATCACATTCAACGTCGGCGGCCGGATCATGTCCGAGGGCATGGTTCGCGCAAACGAAAACGCCAAGCGCCCGGTGAAGCCGAAGGCGTCGGCTGGCCCCAGCGGGTATCACAAGGGCTGGAGTGTCGAGGGGTTCAGCCGGGCTGAACTGGACGCTGCGAAGGACGCCGCCGAGAAGGCGATTCGCGAGTGGGACGAACTGCTTGAAGTGACGCGTGCGGCCAGACTGAGAAATGGCGAGCGCGCTCCTGAACTGTGGAGCGAAGGGCGCTACGTCACCACACACAAGGCCAAGAGGGTTCGCGCGCGGCCGTTTGAGATCCCGTCCGCAGCCGAGCAGTGCAAAGCCCTGGCCGAGAAAGCAGGCTGGCTCTACGTGCGCGTGGTCGAGCTGAAGAAGGGCAACGCCTGCGGCGGGTTCTGAGCCATGAACAGGACCGAACTGCTTCTGAGCCTCGCGAGCGCCTTCGATGGCGTCTCCATTGACGAAGCGATGGCCGGACTCGACGTCAGCTCCTACAAAGCGACGCAGAACCACCTGAGCCGGATGTTCATCGCCAAGCAGCTCTTCCGGGCTGTCCGGTTCCGCTCCACCCGCTACTTCGCCACGCAAGCGGCTGCTGAGGCCTACGAGGCTCGCCACCCGCTCACGAACGAGCAGAAGCGCAAGCGCAAGGGCGCCAAGCAGATCCTGGCCTACAAGGTCTGGCCGCTGAGCCTCCCAGGAACGCCAGGGCGCGCGCAGAAGACCGAAGCCGCTGTCATCGTCCCTGAGGGCGTGAAGAGGACGGTGTGCCCGGACTGGACACACGACCCTCGATACACCGTGGCACCAGGGGTGCAGCCGTTCGGGGCCGGCTTCGCTGCGGCTGGTGTGGGCCGGTATCTGGAGGCCTGAGTGATCGTAGATCCGGACTTCCTGGACCACTGGCGCACTGGCATGGTGACCGACGCGCTCGGCGATCCGACGGCGCCGCTGTGCATCCTGCGCTTGTGGGCTCACTGCCAGGAGCGGAAGTCCGACACCTTCGTTATGCCGACCCGCGGCCTGAAGGCGCAGTGCAAGTTCCAGGGTGACGCGGAAGAGTTCGAGAAAGCGCTGTCTGACGCCGGGTTCATAGAGCGCAATGGCGACACGATCACTGTCTGCGGGTGGGCTGAGAAGAACGCTTCGCTCTTCGCTGCGTGGGAAAACGGCCACAAAGGCGGTCGTCCTCGCAAGGAAAAAACCCAGACGGAACCCACGGAAAACCCACGGGTAACCCATGGCGAACCCAGCGAGAACCCAAATGAAACCCAGACGAAACCGATAAGAGAAGAGAAGAGAAGAGAAGAGAAGAACTCTCCTTCACTTCGTTCAGGAGAGAGGACGCGCAAGCGCGTTGCCCGCCCTGAGGACGTGTCAGAGCAGATTTGGGACGACTTCAACGAACTCCGAAGGCAGAAGAAGGCGCCGGTCACTGAGACCGTCGTTCAAGGCGCCAGGGAAGAGGCCGCAAAGGTGGGGCTGACTCTTGAGCAATTCGTCGTGATCTGGTGTCGCCGCGGGTCGCAGGGGCTGGAGGCCGCATGGCTAAAGCCGAACGAGCGAGGCACGGGTCCGCCTGGGAGCCAGAAGCACACCGGATTCGCAACGAAGGACTACCGACAAGGAATCGAAGCAGATGGATCACTCGCCTGAACGCGTCATGCACGGCACCGAGAAGCAAGCCGAGTGCCCCGAGCACGGCCAGTTCCTCAGCCGCAATTTCTTCGGTCGCATCTGGTCGAAGTGTCCCGAATGCACCACGGCCGCAGAGCGCGAGGCAGTCGATCGCGCTCGCCAGCAAGAGGCCGAAGCCCGCGAGCGCCGCCACTTGGTGATGCTGGACTGCGCGAGCATCCCGCAGCGGTTCCGCGGCCGGTCGTTCGACAACTTCGACGCCGACACGCCGGAGAAGAAGCACGCCCTGACGGTGGCGCGCGACTTCTCCGAGCGCTTCGCCGAGCTCGCCGAGAAGGGCTCCGGCCTGATCTTCTCGGGCAGGCCTGGAACTGGGAAGAGCCACCTGGCCGGCGCGATCCTCCAGGCGCAGATGAGCAGGGACGTGCGGTACGTCACCTGCATGGACCTGATCCGCGCCATCCGCGAAACGTGGCGCCGGGACAGCGAGAAGACCGAGACGCAGATGCTTCGGTACTTCGAGGTGCTTGACCTGCTGGTGATCGATGAAGTCGGGATGCAGTACGGCACAGACGGCGAACAGACCATCCTGTTCGACATCCTCGATCGCAGGTATCGCGAGGTGAAGCCGACTGTCCTCCTGACGAACCAGGATCGGCAGGGGTTCTCCTCGTTCGTTGGTGAGCGCACCTTCGATCGCCTGAAGGAAACGTGCCGGTGGGTGCCGTTCGACTGGGAGAGCTACAGGCCGGCAGGGCGAAAGGCGACGTCATGACTCAATCCTGCATGGGCGGCTGGTGCAAGAAGCGCGAGAGCTGCCCGCACTACGCACTGCGTGTCGGCATCCCTTCCGAGCGTCTTTGCGTCAAGGGCCGTGACGGGGTGCTCGACACGGTTCTGACCGAACCCGAGGAACCTGAGGTGGAACTGCAATTCCCGCGCATCCACCCGCGGGCAACGTTTCCGGACTGGAGAGCAGCATGAAACTCGGACCACTCTGCGGCATGTCCCTGGCTTTCTTCTGGTGGGTGCCGTTCCTTGTTCTTGCGTGGTGGCTGGCATGAACTGCAAGCCTGGCGATTTGGCGGTGATGTGCCGTGGACCGGTAGAGGAAAAGAACGTCGGCATCATGCTGCGCGTGCTGTCGCTGGACCCGCGTGACTCAACGTGGACTTTCGAGCAGGCAAGTCGGCCGGTGCAGTTCTTCATCGGTAGCCGCGAGGTGGGCGCATTTGGCTCTTCGGCCGAGGCCGGAGGTAACGCGTGGGTCGATGACAGGGAGTTGCGGCCCATTCGAGACAACGACGGCGACGACGAAACGCTGACCTGGGCCGGCAAGCCTGAGCATGTGACAGCATGACCGAGATCCAACTCGCCAGCTGCGTCGGCTTCGTCATCGGCTTCCTGGTCGGAGGCGCATTTGTCGTCTGGCTGGTGTCGCGGAACGTGAGGGATGAGACGTGAAAAACGGCGAAGGTGACCTGACGGTCTTTGTGAGCGATTGCCCCATGGATGTTGATCAGGCCATCCGGCAGATTGCCGTGCGCCTGCAGGGCTTGGAGGAATGCATGGACCTCCTCAGCAAGGGCCTGCCTGAACTGGCAGCACAGCACACCGTCATGGCAAAGGCCGTCGAGATGCTGACGAGGTTGCACCCTGTCCGCGGGTACGGTGATTGAATGCGTAGAGCAGCGCGCACAGACGCAAATCACGCCCCCATCGTCAAGGCGCTGAGGGCGATCGGCGCGAGCGTGGCGGACACGTCGGGCATGGGCAACGGGTTCCCGGATCTGGTGGCGGCTGCGGGCCCGACCGCAAAGCTCTGGCTGATCGAGGTGAAGGATGGCTCAAAGCCTCCGAGCGCAAGAAAGCTCACGCCGGAGCAAGAGAAGTTCGCAGCTGAGTGGGGCGGGCACTGGGCCTGCGTCACGAGCGAAGCAGAAGCGATTGAACTGGTGACGAGGGAAGCATGAAGATGCGCGAGCACAAGCGGCGGTTTACTTCCCGCAGGGCGCGGGCCATCCGTTGGCGCAACGCCTTGCGCAAGGCTGCGCTGTCGGTTCGACCGCTGCCACCGTTCTGGCTATCCGTGACGAGGAGCGAGTGATGGCGCAGCAAAGTGCCGAGAAAGTGTCGAAACGGCCACAACCGCCTGGCGGCTCGCGCAAGGGTGTGCCCAACAAGACGACGACGCTGGCGAAAGAGGCCATCGCAGCAGCAGCTGAGGGGCTCGGCGGGACTGCGCGCCTGATCGAGTGGGCGCAGGAAGACCCGGCGAACGAGCGCGTGTTCTGGGGACAGATTTACACCAAGTTGCTGCCGCTGCAGGTAACGGGCGAGGGTGGTGGGCCGGTGCAGGCCGTCACCGAGATTCGGATGGTGGCGGTGAAGCCGGGATGACAGCAGTCAGCGTCCAACTCCCCGAGAAGCTCGTCCCCGTCTTCGATGGCGAGGCGGACGTGCGCGGAGCGTGGGGCGGACGCGGTAGCGCGAAGACGCGCACCTTTGCCAAGATGACGGCGGTGCGCGGGCTCATGTTCGCGGCGATGGGCGTCAGCGGCATCCTGCTGTGCGCGCGCCAGCACCTGAACAGCCTGGGTGATTCGTCGCTCGCCGAGGTCAAGGCGGCTATTGCTTCAGAGCCGTGGCTCGCGAACGCCTACGAGGTGGGCGAGAAGTACATCCGCACGCAGCCGATCGCAGGCGCCGGCACGGTGAGTTACGAGTTCGCCGGCCTCACATCGAACATCAGCAGCATCAAGTCGAAGGCCCGCATCCTCATTTGCTGGGTCGAGGAAGCGGAAGACGTCACCGAGACCGCCTGGCAGACGCTGATCCCGACGCTGCGCGAAGAGGGCGAAGGCTGGAACGCTGAGCTGTGGCTGACGTGGAATCCGAGACGCAAAGGCAGCGCGACGGACAAGCGCTTCCGCCATGCCACGCCAGATCCGCGCGTGAAGATCGCCGAGATGAACTGGCGGGACAACCCGTGGTTCCCGGCGGTGCTCCAGCGCCTGCGTGAGAAGTGGCAGCGCGAAGAGCCTGACACCTACGATCACGTGTGGGAGGGCGGGTATGTCTCCGCGGCAGTCGGCGCCTACTACGCAGCGCAGTTGACGGCCGCCAGGACCCAGGGCCGCATCAGCGTCGTCCCTCATGATCCGCTGCTCACGCGCCGCGCGTTCGCTGACATCGGCGGAACGGGCGCGAAGGCCGACAACTTCGTGTTCTGGATCGCTCAGTTTGTCGGCCTGCAGATCCGCGTGTTGGACCATTACGAGGTGCAGGGCCAGCCTGGCAGCGCGCACCTGGAATGGCTGCGCCGACGCGGCTACACGCCGGGCAACACGCAAATCTGGCTGCCGCACGATGGCGACTCTCACGACAAGGTTTACGACGTGTCGTATGCCTCTGCGTTCCGTGCCGCTGAATACGAGGTGAACGTGGTCCCGAACCAGGGCAAGGGCGCCGCGAAGGCTCGAATTGAGGCCATGCGCCGCGTGTTCCCGGCGTGCTGGTTCAACGCTCCGCCAGGGGCAGACCACGAGACGACGCCGACGACAGAGGGCGGTCTTGAAGCGCTCGCGTGGTATCAGGAGAAGAAGGACGATGAGCGGAACATCGGCCTTGGACCGCTCCATGACTGGTCGAGCCACAGCGCCGATGCGATTGGCTTGATGGCCGTGGTGTACGAGGCGCCGACTGTGGCGCAGGACGAAGACGAAGCGCCACGCGGTGGCGGGGGATGGATGGGATGAAAAAGTAAAGACTCTTCACGGCCCCGCTATAGCCGCGGCGGGGAACCGGCGATAATGCGGCGGTCCGCAACGCAGTGATGCGCCCGGAGAGACCATGGCAGAGACAGCAGCCGCACCTGATGGCGCGGCCGAGGGCAAGACCGACGACGAGGCCATTCTCAAGGCCGCGCCATCAGGTGC